AGATCCGCATTGCGGGCAGGGCCTGGCTCCTTCATTGGCTACTTTGATGTGATGCTCGTCTACGACGACTCCGTATTTGTCCATTTGTTCAACTCCTCTCTAAACGCCTTAACGGGCTTAACACTGAGTCTTATCGCATTCTCAGTGTTTCTGGTTTCTGTCTTTGGGTCCCTAACAGACTGCTTTCTCATTGTAGCCCGAAGACGCAGTAAGGATTTGAAAACTACCTCCTCCTGTCTGGAGAGGCACTCTCTTATGACCTGATTCTGAGTATCTAAGATCTGCCGTATTGCTGTAGCGGGTATCCCCGTCCTACGAGCGATCTCCTTCTCCATTTCTTTATCTGTCATCAGACTCCCCTGCTGCCTTCAATGTTGCGCTACTAGAGAACACTAAGGTCCCACTCGCATCGCACTTTATCAGAATACCGAGGTCAGATATCTCTAGAAGAACCCCCTTGATGGTCCCCGCTTTCACAGGGTGTCCATCAAGGGTAACCACCTCTACTCCCATACCAATCAAGCTCTCTGCCTTATGGCGGCGACTGCTTGTGTGAATCACTTCGCATCTCCCCAACTGAGGGCACAGTCCATCGACACAACGATAGGTACTTTCAGCGGGAACGGATCTTCCATGAGCTCCCGGATAAACAGCTTGGCGTCCTCGATGACCTCTGGGATGTCTGGCACCTCAAATACTAGTTCATCGTGGATCTGGAGCAGCATACGAACCCCAAGCTTTCGAAGTTCTTCACTGTACTCACAGTTGAGCATCGCCTGAATAGCGATATCGGCGGCACTCCCTTGAATGATGGAGTTAACTGACTGCCTCCTAGCCATAGAGGAGACCCCTTTGTCGTCTGAGAGGATGTCAGGTAGGCGACGGAATCGACCCCTAACCGTCTGAACGAAGAGGTTATCTTCGCACTCGTCATGAGTATCTTGAATGAAGCGATACACTTCCGGGTAGATCTCGAAGTAACTGTTGATTAGGGCTTGCGCCTCAGGGCACTTCTCAAAGACCCGCCCACTTCTCGCTGACTTGGAAGAGGTAACGTTCAGGCCTAGCTGATGTCCCAGCTTTGCAGGCCCAATCCCGTAAAGGAGGCCGAACCCTACGGCCTTCATCTGAGCTCTAACCTCTATAAGGGCTTTCTGCTCTTTGGTGGGGTTGTCAGCCTTCTTGGCTTCGACAATCTCATCGTAGTCATACCCTCCCGCAAGAGATGCCGTCATCGAGTGGAGATCTTTACCCGCTCGAATGGTCTCGATCATCGTACTATCCTCGCTCATATGGGCCATGATGCGCATCTCTAGCTGCTCATAGTCAGCGACGATTAGCGTCATAGGCTGGTCATCTGGATAGTCTGGTAGAGGTATGTGCCTCAGATCTTCCACGACATGATCGCCGGCCTCTCCCCAGCAACCTGCAACGAATAGCTGACGGAGCTTCTTTCCCCACTCCCCTCTAGAAGGGATGTTCTGTAGGTTAGGATCTCCCGAACTCAGCCGTCCAGTGACGGTTCCGTGGATCTTTAGGTCTGTGTGTACCCGACCTCTATGGTCCGCGTAAGTAGGTAGGCCCGTGAGGTAGGTGTTGTGGAGCTTAGATAGAACTCTATGCTCCTGGAGGTTCACTGCCAGCTCGTTCCCTTTAGTAGCCCACTCACTGATGACGTCCTTGTTTGTAGACGGCATCTTGATGCCAGAGGAGCCTCCAGAGGTCCAGTTCTTGGGAGGATCTCCGAAGGGATCTACCCAGTCTCCTCGTCCGTCCTTCGTGTAGAAGAGCTGCCGAAGCTGATTGGGGCTATTGGGATTGACGTCCCAGCCGGCCAATCGCACGAGTTCCCTTTCTAGTCGGTCTATGTCCTTCTTCATCGGGGCCCTTAAGGCCTCTGTAGTATGCAGGTCTACTTTGAACCCTCTTCTCTCCATGTTCCACAGAGTCTGTAGGAAAGGAGAGGTAGCGGAATAGTAGTAGTCCAGTATGGACTCGTCAGTAGTTAGATGAAGGTCTGTGAGCTCCTCTGCCATCACGTCTACTAGTGTGTACGATCCCCAGGCATCCAGGCTGGCATAGTCGCCTACGAGTAGCTTTATCATTTCGATAGGCTCTTCGTCGCACTCCACTCTACCGCTTAGGGCATCGAACAGGGTGTCATGTACATCCAAGAGCAGGTCCGGATTAGTCAGGTACCACTTGACCTCAGACCTGCCCTCCTTCTCTACAGCGCCCATCCCCACCAGCTCAGAGAAATCCGATACGTACCCCAGCCGTGTACGGGTCTTTGGGCACAGTTCATGTCTCCGAGCGATTGAGAGAAGTTGGGCTGCGGTTAGAAGCTTGCCTTCTCTTCCGCCAGACCTGGCCTTTCCGACCTTCTTTAGGTCTACCACGACGGCTTCTGCTCCATAGACCTTTCCAACTACAGACAGCAGCTCTATGGACAAGGCTTCGTCTTTCGTTTCCAGTGCGTCATGCATCCGGCAAAGAACTTCGATCTCCTTGTCTATCGCTCCCACAGCCCCAAACACTTGTTTGAATGGGGCCATCCGTAGTCCTAGATAGTCTGCACAGGTCTGCTTCAGTCCGTGCCTCCCTCTTCTGTTCTCATCTATGAGCCAGTCAAGTGCGACAGTATCTTCCAAGACTCCTCTGATCTCGATCCCGTGACTCATGCACATGTGCATATCGAACTTTGAGTTGGTCATCCTCATTCGGATGTTGGGGTCTTCGAGAACAGGTCGGAAGGCTTCAAGTAGCCGCACGGGGGCGCAGAACCTAGTCTCTCCGTCACTGAAGCTGAAGAACTTGATTCGAGCTGCCGTCTTGCTTAGACCCGTGGTCTCTGTATCGAACCCTATGTGGTCGCACGACATTAGACGTGCGCACCACTCATCTGCTTCTTCTTCCGTCTCTATGTAAACGGGATCTGGTGTGTTTACGAATTTGTACCGCAAAAAAGACTCCTAAAAGAATAGGCGAGTGTGTTACCCGCCTATTCTTCTTTTGACCTCAACTGGGGAGTTTTACTCCCGGAAGTTTCCGTACGGAGCACTGTCCGTATGGAACCCGGGCTGCCCCTCTCGGAGGTTCAGGATCTTGGAGTAGTAACTGTTTGGCTTCGGGGTGGTGTACATCTCGAAGTCGAACTGAGCCTTTCCGAGAGATTCTAGGCCCTCATCGAGGACATAGCCGCTTCCGGATTCTGCATCTGGATCGACTAGAGGCTCACCATCTTCATCGCGGATTACTGCGTAGTCTCCGTTAGCAAACTGAAAGTCTGCGAGTGACTCCAGACGAACCAACGTCAGGTTTGCGAATCCTTTATCGCCTGCCTGCTTGGTGACCTCTGCTACGATCTCGTTGAACCGCAGAGGTGTTGGGGTATCGCAGTTCTCACACTCTGCAACAGGAGTTGGGTACTGGTAAGTACCGCAGCCCTTGCCTTGTAGCGAGCAGCGAACTTCCTTGTCTCCGTACCGCAGAACTTCACTCTCTGTGAAGTCGCAGTCTGGGTCGTTCACGTCCAGGAGGACCTGGTCGCACTCTCCACAGATGTAGACCTCGGGGAACAGTCGCCCGCCGCATCCACACATAGTCTTCGCCCTACGTCCAATCTCTTGAAGGACAGTGAAGTGCGTCGGAGGAAGCTCCATAAACTTCTTACGGAAGAAGCAAATATCTTCTTCGTTTGCTCCCCCATTCAGTAGCTTCTTTCGGTCGCGCACGTTGTCTACGCTCTCCCAGCGAAAGACCGGCTGGCCCTTCAGCTTGCCCTGCCTATACCGGAGCTCTTGTCCGTTGGCATCAAAGACAGGGACTCGCTGGAATACTCCAAACTGAATCACATTCATGAAGTATCGATTAGGCTCTCCATCTCGAGGAGAACTTACCTGAGGATGTCCGGCATCGGCTGCTGTGGAAAGACTGCACTCCCCCTCATTGGGTCGGAAGTAATCCCACGCCTGGAAGGTCTCACCGTTACGCTTCTCCTTCGTGTGCTGTACCTTGTACATCGCAGCTTCGTAGTAGTCTGCCCGAGACTGGTCCATCCGTGGGTAGTCTCCGGGAGTTAGCTGGATGAACACCCGCTGCCCCTCCCGTACCTTGAGCTCGTCGGACCATTTCGCCGACCACCCGTTTCTCTTTCTCTGGTCTCTTCTCTTCTTCTGTGAACTAGCCGTAAACGGCGTTACTCGTGCCATTGTGTTTTTGCCTCGCTTATGGAAATTGGAACAGCGCAGAGCTCAAGAAGCTCCTCCTCTGTCAGGTCATCCGGTTGATGGATGCCTTCGGGAAGAGGGACTACTAGTGTTCTGACTGCACTTAACTTTTGACCGATTTTCTCGGTTGCTTTTCTGCCTGTAGAATCATTGTCCAAACAGAGAACAATTCGTCCGCCAAATCTTTCTAGTTGTCTTTGTTGTCTTGTGGAGAGAAAACTGCCCATGAGGGCCACAACTGTTTCTATCCCCGCTTGAGCGAGCCAAAGAGCTGCCTTGAATCCTTCGACTACATAGACGTCCGGACGCCCCTCTCTATTAGAGAGAACGCTTTGGACCTTGTCTGCGCGCCAGAGATAGTCACTCTTTCTGAAGGATTCTATGTTGAAACCGTATGGCCTTAGCTCTTTTGTATACACTCTATATTTACCGCTCTCTAGGTCGCGGCATCTCCCGACAATACCGGCGAGATCGCCGTCTATTGTCCTGATAGGAAAGGTTATTCTGTCTAGTTTCTTGTCGTAGCCTATATCGTGTTCGTGAAGAATCCTCCAATCGAATCCAGCGTCTATCAAATCAAACGGACACTCGTCAAATACTCCGAGAAGCTTCTCAGGAAGGACGAGCCTTCCTGGCTTTTCGGCCTCCTTTATCCTACCACGTCTAGGAGATAAGGGCCCTACTTTGCTTAGGGTCCGGTCAATATTTGACCGAGTTTCTCCAACTTCTTTTAGGAAGGATTTCAGTGCTCCTCCGCCGCAACCGGCGAAGCAGTACCAAAGTCCGTTTTCAACGTTTACTGAAAGACTGGGAGTGCTTCTCCCCGGTACCTCTCCATGTAGTGGGCAGTATCCTGTGTAGTTACCGCCGCTTCCAGGTCTGAGTCCCTGCACATAGGAGGAGTAGATATCTAGTAGGCTGCTAGTCCCGGAAGGGATCGGATCTCTTCTTTTTCTTAGGAGTTCGCTTTTTGACCGGCTCACTACTACCACCTGTGGCGAAGCTGGCCTCTTGCGCCTCCGCAAGTTCCATACGAGCCTTGTTGTCTATGAAGTCTTTGATATTCACTGACTTATGCAACACACTGAAGTCCTTCCCAGGGTTGGCGTTGATCACGAAAGGCCTAAGGATTGCTTCTCGGGCCTTCGTGAATACCAGCATGATAGTAGCCCCTTTCCCCGAAGGGTTAGGGCCTCTAAATGCTCTCATGGCTATGTCTGCGTCCTGTCCGATACCGTCTGCGAAAGAGAGATCGTCGAGATCCCCAGTCACCGTCTTTGCGTTGGCTCTATTGGCCTGAGTAGTTCCTATCACGGGGCACTCTAGGTACTGAGCCATGCCTTTCAGGTCCTGAGATATATGTGAGATCTGCTTCCAGTCTACCGTCTTAGAGCCAGACCTCGAGTCTCGCATCAGGTAGAACCCGTCTACAAATACAACATCAGGCTCGAACCTTTCCGCCGCAGCGATCAGATCCTCTACAGTACTGGCCTTCCGCTTCCCCTTGTCGCTCATAAAGAGCAGGGAGCGTCGATGACTACCGTTGGTCTCTATCTCCTCGATGTCTTCTACGGCATCCAGGAAGTCGAAGAAGAACTCCTCATCGTGTACAGATAAGTTCCCTCTTCGCAGCCTCTCATAGTCAACTCCCGCAAGTACGGATGCCACGCGCAGTCGTAGGGTGGTTCTCTGAATCTCTTTGGAGAAGACCATCACTCTGCAGTTGGCGTTGTATGCGTGAGCTGCCATTACACACAGTAACCAGGTCTTCATGTTTCCCGGCCGGCCATAGATGACGATGAACTCCTCGTCCCTCATTCCGCCTGTCTGTTGGTTTAGTATGGCCCAGGGGTAAGGTATTCCTACCACCCCTCCAGCGACCTTGTTCACGTTATACACCTGTCTGATCGACTCAGTAGCTGCCGACATGAGGACGCCCTCATCTTCATGGGACTCCATGTTCAGTCTCCTGAACTTAGGCAGGAACGAGTCCAGAATAAGAGCGGGGTCTTCGCTCTCATGAAGGGACTCCGTGACGTCTCCCAAGAGGGTAGTCAGTTCTATATTCACTGCGTCCCTTCGAACCTCATTTACGAGGGCGTTTACAGAGTTCCTTGAGGGGCAGAAATCAAACTCCGGAAACTTCCGCAGCAGCCGTTCCTTAGTAGGAACCTCACCTCGTTGAGACGGATCGTGAAATTCACTCCACAGCCATTGGAATATCTCTCGTGCCTCTTCAAGGCGGAATATACTGGGAGTAACCCCCTTTCTCTTCAGGGAACTGAAGTCCCCCGTATCCACTACATTTGAAATAAGTTCTAGTTCGGGGTGTGGCATTAGAGTAGGTCCTCCTCTTCCTCAAGCGCGTCTAGTGGTTCTTCGTCGTCATCAACCTTCTTAACCAGGCCTAGATCTTGTAGGATTCTGGATTCTACAACATCTGACAAGGCTGTGGCCTGTTGAGAGACATCTTGAGATACCAAGGAGGTCTTCCCCCCGCCAATAGCTCCCTGGAAAACCTGGTTCTCCAAGACCACCACATAATCCACTTCCACAGTTCCTGCCTGAGGAGTGAGTATGATCTGGCGCACTTCTATTCCGACAGGGATCATTCCACAACTTCCTGGTACATATCCTTTGCTTTTTGAAAAGCCTCAGCACACATATCCGATGCTAGATCAGATGCGGCCTCGTACGCGAACTCAATCACACCCCTGTCTTGATCACAAGTCAGAGATACTGAGATATGGGCATCGAACCCTCTTCCATAGTCTTTATCGCTCATGCCAAAAGAGACAGACACTTTCGCGTTTCCATCTCCTAGCAGGTCTTGTACTTCGTCTGTGCCCATAACCAGATCCTCCTCTGTGAGCGTATCGTTGATAAGTAGGGGAGCATCAAGCTCTGGATGCATGATGCTCCCCGTAATGGTTCCTATGATCATCGGAGCCCTTTAGGTATCCCTACCCGGTGGGTTCCGACTTTCACCTGCTGCAGCTCTCCGTAGATGGCCTGCAGCTTTGGAGATAATCTCTCCAACTGAGTTGCATTGACTCCGTAAGTTACGAAGCCAGTCTTCAAGAGCTCGTCCAGGTGTCCTCGATCTTCCGCCTCGTCCAGCACATCCTCGATAGAGAAGTATGCTTTCTTCGGTCCGGCGGTCACGCTGAACTCGTATTCGTCGAAGGAGTGCCTCCCGGTCCCGAGAGTTCTGAGCTCCTTCTTGGCGCTCTCTATTGCCGCGCCCTTGTCGTCCAGTAGGGCCCGTAATTTCTCTACTGATTCGTTATCTGCCTCTGCCAGCTTTGCCCACAGAGTATCGATATCGGTTTGGACTGCCAGTAAGTTCTCAATGCTCATGTTTCTTCCTCCTCCCTTATTCAGGGAATGTTTTGTTCCTAACGACGCTGTAATAGTTCTGTACGACACTAAGCCCGTACCTCAGGTCCCCTATGGTGTGATAGGTGTCCCCGGTCTTTTTCCGCACCAGAGCCTTGTCCCCCTTCCGTAGGAGATAGGACGGATGCAGAATTGCCAGCATTGGGTACCGGACTTTTCTATCAGCGACTGGAGAAGCGATCTCTATGTCGAATATCGTCCCGCGCTTACTGAGTATGGGGACGTTCTTTCCTAGTATCGCAGAAGCCGCTACCTTTCCGGCAGCAATTATTAGGACGGGGTCAATCGCGTAGATAGTTCTATGCAACCTGGTCCTGCACTCCTTTATCTCTGCTGTAGATGGCGTCCGGTTATCTCCGGGCCGACACAGCACTGTGTTCGTGAAGAAGACGTGACTCTCTATGGTCTCTCGTATGTGAGAGTAGTATTCGTCATCGTCCTGACACGCTCTAGCCACCTGAATTCTCTCGTCGTGATCTGGCCAGGCTTTCTCTATAAGTTGAAGGAGCAGCCTCCCGGATCTTCCCACGAAAGGTGCTCCCTCTTGATCTTCGGCCTCTCCCGGAGCCTCTCCCACAATGACAATGTCTGCGGTAGCACTGCCCGTACCGAATACGGGCTGAATTCGACTCTCACATAGGAGAGGGCATTGGTCGCACCCTCGGTACTCTTCTAGCAACTGCTGGAGAGCTCTTCTGCCAATCATGCTCCCTCCTATTTTAGGTGTTTCATGGTCTCCAATCCCTTTTGACTTCGTATCCACTCCTTTTTGCTTCCCTCACAAGAGAGAAAATCATCCCTCTACAGATGTCTATCCCCGTATCGAGGAACAGAAATACATGAGGATCCTTCTTACCCGGCATGGCCCGCTGGATTCGTCCGACACTCTGCTGGAGAGTTATCGCCGAATGTGACCTGGCCGCGAAGGGTGTCAGGAGTAGCAAGGTATCTAAGTCCCGCCGGTTGTAGGCCTCTCGACCAATAGCGACGGTTGCAAACACCAGGTCTGACCCATGCAGCTGCTCTAAGCGATCATCGGACTTAACTCCTCCGTGGATCATAGAGCTCTGAGGGTAATGCGCATGCAACGCCTCTACGTGCTCCACAACGTGGGAGAGCACGTAGAGCTTCCTACCCTCTGCGAGGCAGGAATCTATTACACGGCATATAAGGGCGTTTCTGTCCTTGTTTCTAGACAGTTCTTTGCGAACTAAGCCGACATTTACTTGGCCTCCACGGTCAATCATGCGGGCATGCTCGGAGTCTCTAATAAAGAGTTCGGTATCTACCAGATGGAATGTAGGGGAAAGGTCCTGAGTTACATCTGAGTAAAACACCGGACCTAAGTGAGAGAAGAAAATCCCCTCACACCGGTCCGTTCTGTTAGGTGTGGCGCTCAGGCCTATTCTCTTCCCAGGCCCTATGTCTGCGGCCTTGGAGAACACTTCTGCTGCCATGCAGTGGCACTCGTCATAGATAACGAGGCCGAACCGACTTAGGAACTCCCTGGGGAGTCTCCCTTCTTCTACTCTCCTGGCCAACGTTTGTACCGTTGAGAGGCAGATATCTACCTCGAAGTCGAACTTCTTACCCTGCACCCACCCAATAGACCCGGTGAACTCAAAGAACTCATCTAGCTCCATCAGCCAGTTCTCCAAGTGCGCCTTTTGGGGAGACACGACTAGGACAGGCACCTTTTCGTGGCTGGCCTTAAGCCACCCTAGAACGGTCTTACCTCTCCCACACCCTAAGTTCAGAATGCCGCTATGTACGTCTCGTAGGGCCTCCCACGGTCCCTGCTGGTTGTCCCTAAGAGAGAATGTGCTTTTTGGAGGAAGAGAGATACTATCGAATTTGCCGGGTCGAAGGTCTACGGGAGGGCACCCGAAGCCCTCAATCTGCTCGTCTGTAAACGCGTGTAAGGGCACTTCGTAGTGGTGAAGATGCTCTTGGACCAGGATCCTCGGTCTCCCTGTTGAGTCCTCGCCGAACCTCAAGGTGCCCTGAAGCACCGATCCGGAAACTCTGTCTTTGGGGAGAAATAACGATCTACTTTTGTAGGCTACTCCTGGCTTGAGCTTTGGTAGGCGTATCACTTCTTGTCCTTGTCCGTATCCCTCCTAAGACGGGAAAACGGATTAGGATACTTCTTTCTAGGGATGGATGATACAGCCTCAGACAATGTGTCGACGAACCCTTGTCCGGCGTTTAACATTGAATTATGGCCTAAAACTCCCATGAAAGAGTCATCTTCTTCATGGTCTACTACCACTGACGCCTGTTTTCTAGGTACACTAGAGCCTGTACGGGAGGACTTGGTGGTGGTAATAGCATTTCTATCTGAGGACTTCGATCTTCTTTCTACGAGGACCCTACAGGTCCCCTTAACTGGACATCTTCTACACGTGGTATCTGATGGGTCATAGTAATCTTCATCTCCATAGCATTCAGGCTTCTCTCGAGCGTTGGTGCTGGAAGAGAAGCGTTGACTGAAGGGATTGGACATAGGATAAACCTCCTTGTTAGTACCAGTTTTCTTATGACAGACTATGTTAGATTCTCCACACAGCTATGGAGCCAAAACGATGCATGTAATTGACCACCACGACGACCTCTGCGAGTCCTATCTGACTCGTAGGAACCCAGACGACAACGCCGAGATGTTTAAAGAGGCGGAGTGGCGGGAAAAGCCAGAGCTCCTGGACCGAGAAGTTGCTCTGATCCTGGTCGACAGTACCGGTAAGGAGCACCTCAAGTTTGCTTGCCACGACGCAGGCAACACCGCGCTGTCGGGGTGGTACTTGCTGAACGCAGAGCACGGACTTAGCTCTGCAGCAGTCAAGGTGGCCGCAGTCAACCTTCTGTCTGCTGCGGATCACCATGAGGTAGAAATCCATCCCGCGATCGATTATCTTGCCGACATGGATATTCCTGACGACAAAGACATCATGGACGAGCGTAGAGTCAAGATCGCCAATACCTCCATGGGTATGGCCTCCCCGCAGATGCCTTCCCCGATGTCTTCGGCGATGCCTCCTACGTCCCCCATGTCCCCCATGCCCATGGCTAAGGGTGGCGTGGTCAAGAAACCCATTATTGCTCTTATCGGAGAGGACGGCCCAGAAGCGGTGGTCCCTCTAAAGAAGAAGTCCAAGGGGTCTGAGAAGAAGGCCTCTGCATACGACTACCTGTCCGATGCAGTTAACCAGTGGGATGATCTAGACCCTTATGATCGACACGACGTCGCGGTACAGCTAGTAAAGATAGCATCGGAGAGTGGAATGACCGTCCCAGATCACATCCATGTCTACAGCGGGGAAGCCCTAAATCCCCACTTCACTAAGATTGCTCAGGCGAGAGCCAGCTTTACTGCCAACGAGACAGTCCAGGGAAGCTACGTCCGGCTATCGAAGATGGCAGCGGCCCTTCCTCTGGAGGACGTCGTAGAGGCCATGTACCTCTTAGATGAGCAGGCGGGGCTAACTGGTCGATATGGAAGCAGGATCCCCGATCCCCTACTATCTGTATATGGAACCACCAAGGAGGCCGAGTTCTCGTGGGCCCATGGCGGGGACTATGTCACTGAGCGCATGCTCCGGAGGTATTCGGGTAGTACAGCGTTCGATACTACTGCTGAGCAGATCTTTACCGAAGGTCTGCGGGACAAGTTCAAGAAGGATCCAGTAGGAGTCTTCAAGTCTCTGCCGCGAGAGCAGCAGATTCTGATGGCACGGCTGGCATCCCAATCGAGGGAAACTAACGACGGAGGGTACTAATGTCCTTGTTTAAGGACGAGCAGTCCCACCCGCTAGTCCTTCTACGCAGGTACCTCTCCATGTTCGGCCTTGAGTCTCTGGAGTGGGAGCCTCTTGTAGTAAAGAAGTCGATCTCCGATGAGACGGGCACGTCTGTTGCCCGGATCAACCTGACTAAGCTCCTAGCTACTCTCACTGTGGCGAACAGAGATACGTTTTGGAAAGACTGGGAGACGTTCCACTTCTTGGCACAGGCCCTGAACAACAACACTCCTTCTCTAAGTACCGTACAGGACCTCACGGTTGGCCAGATGATGGTCGCCGTGGATATTGCTACAGCCATCAGAGAAGACTTATCCTCTCTGTCTTCGGTCCCTACCTTTAGCGAGGAAGTCGCCAGATTCGTGGCAGCACAGGCCTTGGAGTCAGGTGTTTGGTACCTACCTAAGCCCCTGGACTTCGCCAACAAGTATGCTGTAGGGGACTCACAGAAATGTAAAGTCTGTGGGAATGTAGAGGAGAGGCAGGTAGATGGGTTGTGCAGCTTCTGTACTGACAGATACTCTACAGACTCTCTGCTCAAGTTCGAACCGTCTGAAGAATTAGTAAGAAAAGGACATGGCAAGGAAGTGACGTTCTTTGAGAAGCATCCCTCTGATATGGTAAGGAAGAGATTCTCTGAGGCCATGTCCAAAGACGTGACCCTTAAGGAAACTCAAGTAGATGTCTGTGTCGCAAGACTAATTAACGGCGTCGACTATATGAATCACAGACGAAACCAGCTAGGTACGCAGACACCCGCATGATAGATCCCACCCAAATATGGTTCTTTAGTGAAGAGCTGCAAAAGCACGCAGGAGTCTCCGGACCTCCAGCCGAGGCTCCGTCTTCTGGGGGTATGGGGAAGAAGCTACTTGGCGGGGCCGCCGCTGTCGGCGTAGGTGCTCTGGCTCTGAAGAACCCTAAGTTCGCCAAGAAATACTTTGGAGATGTTGTTAAGGCCGTGAAGAACCCAGTCAAGGGTGTTCGAGAGGGGTTCCGATCTACCGGAGCTAACACTTCTAGCGTTAAGAGGATGGGCCTCTATCAGAAATCAATAGACCAGGCCCTGAAGGGACAACAAGTCTCCTATAAAGCCCTGGGACAGGGAGCAGGGGCTCGCGGTTCCGGCTGGCTCGGAGTGGGTACGACTCGAGGTGGCGCTATACAGGGTACGAAGGCACAGAAGAAAGCATGGAAGGCTTTATCTGAGTCGGCCCAGAAAGGGACCGCCTCCGAAGCCGCACTTGCTAAGGCATACCAGCAGATTCACGGTATGAGCGCTAAAGGACCGACAGGGTTCCAGAAGGCTAGGAATGTCCTGAGTAAGGCTGCTCCGGGAGAGAAGGCTGTGCTAACCGGTTTCACCGGATACGGTGCAAATGAGGGGATGAAAAAGAAAGACCCGGTGACCGGACGAGAAAGAGGAATAGCCGAGAGAGTTGGGAGGACAGCAGCGGCTGTAGGCTCTGCCGCTCTGTGGCCTCTATACATGCCGACCGCCGGCGGGTATGGAGCAGGCGCATCTAAGATAGTTCCATCTATCGGCTTTAGCGTTGCCGGTACGGGAGCAGCCCAGAAGGCTATGGATGTTGCAGGTGGCGGTGGTGGTAAGTTAGTTGATACAGCCTTTGGGCAGAAGTCATGAATGTAGTAGGTAGTGAAGTTAATAGGTTCAACCCCCGCCCCGTATCGTACGAGGGCGGTCGAGGCTTCGGTATCCGCTACCCGAGCCCGTTCTTCGATGTTTCCCAGCAGTTCCTGCCGTCTAACGTCCACGAACTTCATAAGTGGTGCAGGTACTACTACCTAACCAATCCGGTGATCAATGTAGCGTGCTCCAAGATGGCGGAGTACCCCGTTACTCCTCTTGTCTTTGAGACTGAAGACCCCGAGCTGCAGAAGCTATACAGGGGCCTAGAAGATAACCTACGCCTTCGGTCCTTCCAAGTTGAGGTAGGCCTAGACTATTTTGTGTATGGAAATGCCTTTGTATCGGTTTTCTTCCCACTAATTAAGTTCTTAGTCTGCCCCAAGTGCAAAGCCAGATACCGCGCAGACAAGAATAGGTTCAAGTACAAGTGGAAGAGTGGGCGGTTTTACCTAAAGGAATGTGCTTGCGGGTACCAGGGCTATGCAGAGCAGCGCGATGTTTATATGCGCAGCGTTCGAGACATCCGCCTGGTCCGGTGGAATCCAGAGAATGTGGACATCAAGCACAATGAGATCACGGGCAAGACCAAGTACTTCTTCCGTCTTCCCAGAGCCACAGCCAATGACGTCAAGATGGGCGATAGGGATACTATCGAGACCCTACCACTGGAGTTCTTAGAGGCTGCCAGGAAGAACAAGTCTCTCCTGTTTAGTGATGACAATATCTATCATCTGAAGCGTCCGACTATCGCTCAGAAGGACCAGGGTTGGGGCACTCCCCTTATCCTTCCTTTGTTGAAGGATGCGTTCTACCTCCAAGTCATGAAGAAGGCCCAAGAGTCTATCCTAATGGAGCATATCGTTCCCCTTAGGGTCATCTTCCCTGGCCAGAGTACCGGAGGGAACGAAGGGCCGTACGGGGCATACAATCTTACGAACTGGAAGAAGAAGGTCGACGACGAGATCAACATGTGGAAGCGGGACCATAACTACATCCCCGTTCTCCCCGTGAATATCGGCTATCAGCAGATGGGCGGTAACGCTCGAGCCCTTCTTATGTATCAGGAGATGAAGTTGGTTGCGGAGCAGATGCTTGCGGGAGCCGGCATCCCAGTAGAGTTCATCTTTGGCGGATTGCAGTGGAGTGGATCGAGTACCTCACTGCGGGCCCTTGAGAATATGTTCCTCGGGTACAACAAGCAGAGAAGTGAGCTCGTTAATGGGTTCATCGTTTCTAAGATCGCCTCCTTTATGCAGTGGCCGGATGTTAAGGCTCGGTTCGATAAGTTCAAGATGGCCGACGACCTACAGAGAAGCATGTTCTACATGCAGCTCAACCAAGGCCAGAAGGTCAGTGATAGGCGCTTGCTTGAGGAGATCGGAGAGGACTTCGACCTCGAGAACAAGAGAATGGCCGAGGAGATGAAGTCCTCCTTACAGACCCAACGTAAGATGCAAGTCGCTAGTGCAGACATACAGGGTGAGGCCCAGCTACGAACTTCTAGGTACCAAGCCAAGGCCCAGACCCTTGCGGCCAAGTCTCAGATGCAAGCTCAGATGGAGATGCAGCAAGAGCAGATGCAAATGCAGCAGCAGCAAGGGGGCCCTCAGGGAGCTCCTCAGCAGCAGCAGCAGCAGGGAGAGCAGCCCCAAGGACAAGGAGCCCCCGAGCAGACTCCGGGCATGCCAGAGGGCGCTACGGCGTATCAAGAGAATGCTGGGGCCCCCAACGAAGAAGGAATGCCCACCTCAATGGGGTCGATGGAGTCTCAGATCCAGCCCGGGTCAGGTGGGGTTGACCTGAGGTACATAGCTCAGAGAGCGGCGTCCTACTTACGAACAGTTAAAAAAGAAGCAGGGCCAGAGGAGATGTATAAGGCTCTCGCACAGATGCAGACAGAGAACCCGATGCTCTACAAGCTGGTCGTTCAGCTTCTTAACGAGACAGGGTCGCAAGCCAACCCAATGGATGGCTTGCAGAGCCCTGCTCCCGCCGGTAACCCACAAGCAGACCCCTCCCGACAAGTTGGTTAGAACCTCAGAAGTGGGAACTCGGGAGATTCCGCACGCTGTCGTGGTTCCTTCGGCCTGTCTCCTGCGTATAGGGCAGCCAGTATCTGATCTGAGTTTTGGTAAAAGCAATATTCATGGAAAGTGGGCTCATGGTGTCCTGTGTCGAAATCTTCACTCGACAAGACCCACCTCTTCGGCTTACGAAGGACAGTAAATCTGGAGAAAGACACCATTTTCTCTCCTCTAATTATATTGGCAGTACACCAGTCACATTTATATCCAATCATGGAATTCCCAACATAAGGACGATGCTCTTGTACCCACAAACCGCACACTCTCCAGTACCCCAATACGGTAGAATGGTGAATCCTTCTGTACAGGTGGTGCAGACCCATACGTGGTCTTCGTAGGAGTCAGGGATGAGAGCACACTCCGAACATGCTACATTGCTGCATCTTCCAAGAAGTAGAGGGCAGTACGCGGTGTTTACCGGTTCATCTACCTCCTTGCCTTTTGTAGGTACGGGAGGAACATCTAAATCAAGACCCTCGAGACCGGATTTTACCCGGTCTCGAAGGCCCTTCTTCTTACCCTTCTTAGTCATCGTAGGAGAGCGTGTCCTCCGCATAGTTCTCAAACTCAAGACAGAAGGCTACCACGCTACTAGATATGAACAGCCAGAACAGCATGGCTACCACGCATTCTTGAACTGGTCGTTGAGATCCTCCAGTCTGCTAGACAGGTTTCTGCTGTCTTTGCGATCTTTTCGGTCTCCTTCCCGTCGATTATCCTCAGTTTCTGTAGTAGAACTGAGGAGGTCTGGGGGTGGTGTGGAGCCTGTTGTTGGTGCAGTAGGTACTGCGCTTTTTTCTTCAGTCATTCTTTACCTCCAAAGAAAGACCGGTGTTGTATACCGATCTGTTAGACTTATGACGTAAAACGGGAGCTTATTGGCATGGCGAATCTGGATCCAGAGGGCGCATATCGCTCCCTCGAAGACAGAACCAAACAAGCCATTCAGAGCCATTTTCCTATAGTAGGTAGGAAACATCGCCTGGAGTTGGTGGAATTGCGTGTTGAGTCGGACGACTCTACGCGGTCCTCTGCTCACCACATCGATAATTTGACCTCACAAAGAGAAGCCCGCCTTAAGGACAACACTTGGGGACCTATGATTCGAGGGGACTTCAAACTAATCGATGTCGAGACAGGAAAGGTCATCGACCGAGGTGTACGTACATTAGCGCAACTCCCTAAAATAACGCGTAGGTACAGTTACATTGTCGATGGGAATGAGCGCCAGGTCCCGGGAATGTTCAGACTGAACCCTGGGGCGTACCACCTAGAGGCAGATAACGGAGACCTCCTGGCCAAGTGGAATGTGGCCCAGGGAAGTAAGATTGGCTCCTTTGATATTGTAGTGGAAAGAAAGGACCCGAAGAAGCTCGGCCTCTTGAGGTTGCGAGTTAAGAGTGGGACACAGTCTACTCGTCTTATTTCGTCCTACGAGATCCTTAAGACCCTGGGCATCACCGACGGACAGATGAGCTCCGCCTGGGGAGAGAAGGTTCTAGAGGTAAATAAGAGGCTATCGAAGCCCGCAGATCTTCTCAACTTCCACGAAGCCTTGATGAAGAGGAAAGACCCTAAAGGGTACTCTCATCCTTCCCCGGCAGATGCGAGACAGTTCGTTAAGGAGACCTTCGAAGGAGCGGAAGTAAATCCCTCTACGATGTTGTCGTCCTTGGGGAAGAAGTTCTCCAACATAACCGGAGATGCACTCCTTCTTTCGTCTAAGAAAGTTATCGATATCTCTAGAGGAGACGCGGAGGAGGACGATCGGCAGTCCTTAGCGAACAAGCAGCTCCACGGGATTGAAGACTTTGTCCACGAGGCTCTTACTAAGAAGAGCAAGATCTATGAGCTTCAGCGAAAGATTAAGAACAACCTGGACAGGAAGGATCGGATCGTCGAGATCATCCCTGCCTCTGAGCAGGGATACGGCAAAGCCATAAAGTCCGTCTTCAAGGCAGCCCAGCTTCCAACACAGACCAATCCCCTACAGTTCATGTCGGAACATACCAAAACGACAATCATGGGCCAGGCGTTTGGCGGAGTTAAGGGAGATAAGATCAATCTCGACAGAGATAAGCTGATCAATCCTTCGCACTTAGGGCTACTGGACCCTCTCCAGACTCCCGAGAATCAGGCCACAGGAATCACCCTCCATGTACCTCTTGGCGCTGAGAAGAAAGACAAGGCCCTCGTCACTCGAGTCCTCAACATAAAGACAGGGAAACTGGAGACCAAAAGTGCGGCCGAGCTTGAGAGAGCAGTGGTTGCCTACCCTGATCAGGCCCGTATTGAGAGGAAGAAGGACGGCTCTGTCAAGGTTACTCCCATGGATCGAAGCAGTACGACGGTCTACGATTCGGATAGGAGCACTGCGCAGAGACCTTGGTCTGAAGTCCAATACATCCTTCCGTCGGCTAAGCAGCTGTTCTCAGTCAGCGCCAACATGATCCCGTTCATTCAGAACAATAACGGGAACCGAGCGATGATGGCGGCTAAGCAGCAAGAACAGGCGGTGGGCCTCTTGCATAGAGAGAAGCCCCTAGTTCAGTCTTCGGCTTCTGGGTCCATGTCATTCGAGCAGCTAATGGGGGCGTTCTCCAGCACCATTAGCGACGTAACTGGGACAGTAACTAAGGTCACCGAAGACGAGGTCTTGGTAAAGACTAAAGAAGGAAAGACCGTAAAGCACAGCATCTACAACCATCACCCTCTGAATGGCTCGAAGCACATGATGCACTCGAGTACTAAGGTGAAGGTCGGCGATCCCGTGAAGAAGGGTGGGTTGCTGGCGGACTCTAATTTCACAGAGGACGGGCAGCTGGCCCTTGGGACCAATCTCCGCGTTGGGTACCTTCCCTACCAGGGATACAACTTCGAGGACGGGATTGTGATCTCGGAGACAGCGGCCACTAAGTTGGTTTCGTCTCATCTGCATGTTGAGCAGGCGCTGATGACGCCTAATGTCGTAGTTAATAGAAAGCTGTGGAGAACCTACGCCGGCCTAAACAAGGCAACTCCTGAGATCCTCAAGAAGCTGGATGAAGACGGCATCATCAAGAAGGGTACGAAGGTCGAGCCCGGTGATGTGCTGATCGCGAAGCTGCATAAGACAGACCCGACTCGAGAGAACCAGGCAATCCAAAAGGCCCTAAAGAGGGCTATCCGGGACTACTCCGATAAAGCAGTAACGTGGAAGCACGAATACAGTGGAGTCGTAGCCAGAGTAGTGAAGACTCGGAAGAAGATCTCCGTGTACATTCGCACAGAGCAGACCTTAGAGCCTGGGGATAAGCTCTCCGGTAGGCACGGCAATAAAGGGATTGTCACTAAGATCCTCCCTGACGATGAGATGCCTCACGACAAGAAAGGTAACGCGGTACATGTCCTTTTGAGTCCGGCGGGAGTCCCTTCTCGGATGAACGTAGGGCAGCTCCTGGAGACAGCCGCAGCCAAGATAGCTAAGAAGACCGGCAAGACCTATATGGTCGAGAACTTTGACCCGACCGTGGATTACACGCAGAAGGTTAAAGACGATCTAAAGAAGCACGGCCTTAGTGACACCGAGGAGCTATTCGACCCTGCAACTAATGCCAGCCTTGGGCAGGTCATGGTAGGGCCGCAGTACCTTCTTAAGTTGGACCATCAAGCAGAGAAGAAGATTTCTGCTCGAGCAGGTGGATATGGCTATGCCTACAAGCCCTCTGGAGAAGCCATCTCTGGATCGGGGATTGGCGTAGGCGGTCAAAAGATCGGGGCCCTGGACTCGTATGCGCTATTAGCTCATGGAGCGAAGCACAACCTAAGGGAGATGATGACCTACAAGTCCGATGCCGGCCAGGCAGAGGACGTTTGGTTAAAGATCATGGCAGGTGGACGCCCGCCTACCCCCAAAGTTCCTCGGTCTATGGACCACTTCAAGAAGTACCTTCGAGCCCTTGGAATCTACACAGAGCCCAAGGCGGGGGTTTATGGCCTGTCCCCGATGACGGATAAGCAGACGGTCGCCCAGAGTAAGGGACTGTTGACTCTCCCTGAGAAGACCCTGGCGGCCAAAGGTGCCCTGACTCGAGAGGAAAGAGGAGGTCTCTTTGATAAGGCGAAGACCGGAGGGATGGATGGGCAGTTTTGGTCCCACATGGACCTCGGTATGCGAATGCCCAACCCAGTGTTCGAGGGGCCCATACAGGGAATCTTAGGACTGAAGAAGAAAGAGTTCGAGACTCTGGTCAGCGAGGAAGGGGCCGTCGGTAAGAAGTCGGGCTTCCAGATTATAGAAGAGAAGCTGAGAGCTATAAATGTCGACAAGGAACTCAAGAAGACCGAAGAAGATCTCAAGACCGCAAAGAAGGCAGAGCTCAACAAGCTCTACAAAAAAGCTAGGTATCTCCGGGCTTTAAAAGAACTAAAGATCGCCCCGGTAGACGCGTATACCAATAAGGTTCTACCTGTTCTTCCCCCTAAGCTACGAAAAATTAGTATTGGGTACGACGGCTCCCAGATCATTGACCCCACTAACCAGCTGTATGCCGTAGTTGGGATGATGACTCGACAATTAAAGAACGCAGAGAAGGAACGCCTTCCAACTAAGGAAGTTCATAAGATCCAAGGACAGCTCTACGATGCTGTTCGCGCCCTACGGATGACCGGGATGCAGCTGGAGGGTAAGCAGCTTCCCAGCCTTATGGACTCTATGGCATCTACGCCTCCGAAGCATTCGTACTTCCAGAGTGGAGTACTCAACAAGAGACAGGACCTATCTGGGCGAACCGTAATCATCCCCGAGCCGAAACTGAATCTAGATGAGGTAGGTGTTCCGATCCCCGTTGCCATGGAGATGTACAAACCCTTCGTCATCAAAGAACTGTGGCGGAAGATGTCTAGAGCGAAGAGCCCCGGCCAGGCCCGAAAGATGATCAAAGAGAATGATCCCGCCGCAACGGAGGCTCTGGAGAGGGTAGTCAAGGAGCGCCCCGTCCTGATGAAGAGGGACCCTGCACTGCACAAGTTCTCCGTAATGGCATTTAAGCCCAAGTTAGTTTCCGGCAAGGCCGTAAAGATCCATCCCCTTATTGTTGGAGGATTCAATGCTGACTTCGACGGAGATGCGATGGCCATGTTCGTGCCCATCTCTGATAAGGCTGTCGACGAGGCCCTGCACAAGATGCTCCCGTCTAAGAGTCTATTCTCTCCAACGCACGGAGGGATAATGGTTGCCCCGAGTCAGGACGCTCTACATGGGCTTTACCAGGCTACAAAATGGGGAAAGAAGGTCTCGGGTCAGTTCACTGAGAAAGAAGCACTCTCCAAGATGAAGTCTGGAGAGCTCAAAGCAGACTCGGTAATCAAAGTAACCGGGTTTGATAAGCCTACGACCCCCGGTCGCCTTAGCCTTAATGCGACTCTCCCGGACGGAGTTAAGGGAGATGAGCAGATCCTGTTCGACTCTAAATATCGCATGGCCAAGAAAGGTATGAAGAGCTTCGCATCCAGGGTCGCCAAAGAAGATCCGGAGGGATTTGGCAGGATGATCGATGCCTGGAAGGAGCTAGGGTTCACTCAGGCATTCCGAAGTGGGAGCTCTTTTAGTCTTAATGACTTCCACGACGGTAAGGAGATTAGAGACCAGGTTCTTCGGCCCTTCAAGAAGGAAGAGGCGACGGTTAGGAAGTCCTCCCTCTCCAGAAAGAAGAAGGACGCAAAGATTATCTCGATCTACAAGAAGGCTCAGGCTGCCCTGAAACAGGTAGGAGAGGCTCGGTATAAGAGGCTGGGAACCAACCGCATGTTCGAGTGGGCAGAGAGCGGGGCCAAGTCAGACTGGAATCAATTTAGTCAGCTAGTAATGGGCCCTATGCTTGTAGAGGACCCAAAGAAGCGAACAGTCCCCGTCCCTATCACTAAGTCTTTTGGTGAGGGTCTCCCTGTTTCTCAGTACTGGGCCTCTTTACATGGTGCCAGAAAGGGAACCCTGGATAGGGCGGCAGGAACTAAAGATCCTGGAGCACTGACTAAGGACCTAATCAACACAGTAATCAACTACTCGGTAACTGTGGATGACTGTGGAACGAAGAAAGGGACCCTGCTTCCTACAAGTAATGCCGACATAGAAGGCAGGTACCTGGCGTCCGATGTGTCCCTTCGAGGAGGCGGAAACGTCTCTCGAGGTACTCTCATATCTACTCAGATACACGCTAGACTGAAGAACTCGGGACCTCAGAAAGTCCTGGTCAGGTCTCCTCTTCACTGTCAGCAAGGACAAGGTATCTGCGCTACGTGCTACGGCCTCAATGAGCGGGGGTCTCTGTATGCCAACGGCACAAACGTGGGCGTCATCGCAGGTCACGCCCTTGGAGAGCCCGTTACTCAAATGCAGATGAGGACCTTCCACACCGGAGGTGTTGGGACGGGGGTGACCGACTATTACGCAGGAGCCAAAGACCTGTTTAAGGTTCCCCTCAAGCTGAGAGGCTCCGCTACTTTGGCGATAGTTTCTGGCACTGTTCAGAAGATTACGACAGATCCTCTAGGAGGTAAGGAAGTCCTTATCGACGGGAAGTCTCACACTATTCCCCACACCACGCCCCTTCTGGCTCATATTCGAGTAGGTACGAGAGTCAAGAAAGCAGATCCGCTGTCCTCAGGAAGAAGCAATCCGCATGACATCCTTAAGATCACTAACAATATCAACTCTGTAAGGAACCACCTGACAACTGAGCTGGATAAGCTGTACACAGAGAGCACAGGGAATGAGCGGAGAAGAAATATTGAAGTGGTAGTCAAAGCGATGACAAATGTCACTCGCGTGACGAGTGGGTCCGATCAGGAAGGACTGCTACGCGGACAGTTAATGCCCCTCTCTCAAGTAGAGGAGCGCAACAAGGAACTGAAGGCTGCAGGGCTGCCAGAAGTGAAACATACTCCTGTCCTCAAGCCACTTGATAAAGTACCCTTGTCCGGTCAGGAAGACTGGATGGCTCGCCTAAACTATCAGAGACTTAAGGATACCTTTATTGAGGGGTCGGCACAGAACTGGAAATCGGATATCCATGGACATCCTATACCGGGTCTCGCCCATGGGGCAGAGTTTGGCCTAGAGCCTTCTTTACCAGTACCGACTTCGGTTAAGATACCAAGTAAGCCGACTATAAAATCAATTGCACCTATAACTCCCCAGAGAGGAATGTTCTCTGGGTTCTTCGGAGGTTAATCGTGGACAAAATCGCAGCATATGAGGTCGCTCTAGAGCAGCACGCTATGGAAAAGCGTGCGGAGTATTTACTAGAGAATTATGGAACCTGTACTGGGGAGATGCCAGAAGCATACCTGCAGGCATTCCATGAGCTGGACAAAACAGCTTGGGGTGCCGTCATATCCAATGCCGGAAAGGCACTGACTAGCCTTGGATCTAAGGCCAGCGGGGGACTTAGAGGCTTAGGCATGAAGGCCGGTAAGGGCGGGCAGGGAGTCCAGATGTTTGGTAAGAACGTCTCTAACAAGGCCATTGGCGGGACTATCGTAGGCGGTGGCGCAGCAACCGGACTGGGCGGTGCATACGCACTAGGTAACAAGAAGTAGGGATCATGGGCAGAAACGCAGCAGCACCGGCGCGTCCAAGCGCTACTCGCATCTACCAGGGCAGAGTCACTGAAGTGTCTCCGTCTAGGTGGCTGTGCAAGGTGTACTGTAAACAGGCCAACAAGCCGATGATGAATGTGCGGATTCCTTCCCTCTACTCGCATGCTGCGGGTGGGGAGGGGATTCACTACATGCCAGAGGTCGGTTGCTTCGTCTGGGTCTGTGTGCCTTCTGATTCTGAAGATACGGCATTCCTGCTACTGTCGGGTGCTAGCATAGTTAAAGACGCGTCCGCAGACTCCCAGCCAGGGTCGTTCGATATGAACCGCCCTCTCCTAAATCCAGGAGATCTAGCTCTCCTGACGAGAGACGGTAACGGCCTCGCCCTCCGCAGAGGTGGAGTAGTAGAGTTACGAGGAACCCCGCTATCTAAGATAATCTTCGATCCGCCCCGTAATAGAATTCTCAACATCGCAGAGACATACGAGGTACAAACCTTCGGAGGGTCTCTGGACTGGAGAAACCTGCGTCGTGAGGAGAGCGGCGACGGGCTAATGGGGACTAGGTTCCAGATTAAGGCCAAAGAGTTTGCAGAGCACCCAGGGCACAGCGTCAGATTGACGCTCGGAAATACTGGAGAAGTTCTCCCCCTTCAGTCTGGGGATGATGCAGAAAAGCAGACCGAGGAAGAAACAGAATTTAAGTACACCTTGTCCTCTACCAGCAAGAAAGTAGAGGGACAGGATGTCGTAAGCGTTATCCCCGGACAAGAGATCACAGTCAAGACCAAGACGATTAAGGCTGTGAACCCGAGTGCCACAGTTGTTGACCTCACCGTCTTTAAGGATGAGACCGTATCCGAAGACAAACTTGAGAAGTCTTTGTCATTAGGGATAGATAGAGAGGGCGACCTCCAGCTCGAGACTGAGGGGGCTGTGAAGATCGATGCATCTTCTAAATGGGTAGAGATCGTAGTTGGCAGTTCTACTCCCTTTACAAATACAGAGGCTGCAGGTGCAAAGAAGGTACTGATCACTACAGGTAGTCAGGGCTCTACAGAGCCTGTCACGAGGGGATACTCCCTCATATCGGACTTAGCCCTATCCCTAACAGAGATCTCCGTAGCACTTAAGGGCCTAGGAATACCTACACCCAGTACTGATGAATTTGTAGCGAGCGTCATAGAATCAGTCGGCGCGGGGGCCCCCTACCTATCCAATACCCTGGAGAGTGAGTGATGCCGATGTCTCCAGGAACCGCGAATGCAGGCACTCCATCTCTCGCCAAAGAGATTAAGGACCTGGTCAAGCAGAAGAACACTGATTTCGCAGATAACATGGAAGACCAGTTGGACTGGCTTTTTGAGGCTATCGCTGAAGCTGTGATTACGCATATAACTACAAACATGCTGGTTGTTACCTCAGTCTCTACGGTAACTGCCCAAACTCCCGTTGGGGTCTCTCCTGCAGAGACCTACGCAGTAGGTAGTGGGACTGGGACCGGAACTTCGACTACGATTACTTGAGGATAAACAGATGAGCACAAGCAACTTACTATTTCTACCGGACGTTGATCCTCATGCCTTCTTCGAGAAAGAGGCCTCTGTCGCCAAGATGCCGGATGACGATCAGAAATGGCCGTCACACATCCTGTCCGAGCTCTACAAGCAGCTTCCCTTCTTGAGTAAGTACGACGTGGATATCGCGATGCAGCGAGTGGAGCCCGAGGCGGGGTTCGCGTTTGGGCACGCCACGATCTTGTCAAAGAATGATCCCCGAGCAGCTACCGAGTCTAAGAATACAGAGAACATCATTAGGATTCCTCTGATCGTAGCGGATAGGCTGCTTCAGCCCTTCCATACCTTTGAGATTGGCGGGCAAATCCATCCCGTTACTGCGGAGAGAATTGATGCCGCGATGATGAATCCTGCCCTGTTTGATGGGCCGGCGAACCAGCCTAAGACTCAGAAGTCTATGGTCGATCAGCTGTATCCTCCCTACCAGCAGCGACAAGGGTTTGGTCGTGTAATTGGGGGTGCAGCGGCAGCAGGCATCAAGACAGGATCTGCCCCGGCGGATATGAGCGCTGGTCAACTATCAACGTTGTCTAACCTAAAGAGAACTGAAAAGCAGGACGCGTATATGCGGGGCCTCTCTTCTAAAGAGAGAGCAGAGCAAGAAGTGCGCAGAGGTGTTGTTCCTACTCTGGCCGGTGCTGCGATCGGTGCCACGAAGGGAGCGATCAGAGGAAAGGGCGGCTGGAAGAATCGACTCGTAGCTGCCCAGGGAGGCGCACTTGCTGGTGCGACGACTGGAGCAGGCATCGCCGGAATCAACTCTGCAGTCCAGGCTAAGCAGCGCAATACTCGAGAGGGCCAGAGAGCTGAGCTGGGCCTGAATGAGATGGGCGTGAAGGCTGCCAGTACCAAAGGCCGTCTTCTAGCTGCAGGTGCCGTTGCTGCAGGTGTAGGTGCAGGACACACTGTCGGTAAGAAGAAGGGCAAGAAAGAGGGTCTTCGAACGGGCTACGTTATTGGAGGACGAAGAGGGTACCTCACTGGCGTAAAGCACGGGAAGGAGTCCCAGAAGAGCGCTGAGTTGGAGAAAGAGGCGATGGTTCCTCTGAACTTCGATGCAGGTCGTCGGATCCCAAGCAACATGGTGATGCAGGGAGTCAAGATTCCTTTAGCTCCCGGCATTGTGCCGATGGACCTTTTCTTCTTCCCAGTCCCCGGAACCAAGTTCGTCGTAGGAGTTCACAAGACCCTGGCGAAGAAACTAGGTAAGATCAAGAACCAGCAAAAGCTTCGGCAGGCATTGGCAGGCCCTATGCGTTCCGAAATTAGAGCTGCCCGATCCAATAGAAGATCACCTGGCCTCTTCCTTCTCCTCTCTAAGGAGAAGAAGGGCTATCGATACCACAAGCCTAAGGCAGTAGCAGGATTGGCTTAATGCTTCCGTTCTACGAAAAGATTGCAGCAGAGGGAGATGCTCCCGAGTACGGACCGACTATGTCGGGCGAGCAGAAGTGCGGCTCCTGCAGGTTCTTTCGTACGGATGACGAAGGTGCAGGGTACTGCGATAAGTACAAGTTTATCTGCCAAAGTAACTTCGTCTGTGAGTCTTGGGAGCCAGGAGAACACGCCAAGCTGTCCTCCGCTCAAGCGCTCGATTCTGTAGGAGGCTCTATCCTTGAGAAAGGAGAAGGGGTCTCGACGCTAGCTGGACAACTCGCCAAAGGAAACATTGGGCCAGATACTCTTAAACTTCTCAGAGATAAAAAGTTGCTGCCGACAAATGTAGAGAGGTCTATCGGAGTCGGAGAGACTGCCGTAGGAGCATTTTATCCAAAGAAAAAGAGAACTAAAACCGCAGCCGCCAGGCTGAAGGACCTCGTGAGTAGCATTGACCCTATGGGTGTAGAGGCGACACTTGCAGGAGTTCAGGCAGAACAGGCCGGAGTAACCGCCAAAGAGCATCGAAATAGGAGGATGCGCGCTATGGCCGAAGGTGCAGTAGGTGGGGGAATTGTTGCTCCCACCCTAACGGGCATAGTTATTGGAGGAACGAAGGGAGCCCTAAAAGGAGGCCCACTTCGGAGGAGACTGGCTCAGGCCGCTACGGAGGCAGGGAGGACTACTAAGGATCTCTACTCAAGAGGTGCTGCCCCTGCTTTAGCGGCAGGCGGGGTGTTGGCTGCAGGAGGAGCAGGTAAGCAGTACGATACCGGGCGAAACCTGGCTATCCTCAGTGACCTCGATCGCAGCATTAAGGAAGGCTCGTGGCTATCTCCTTATGTAGCTGCCCCTGCCATTATAGGGTCCGGGGTCGGCTTGAGTACTGCTTTGGGGCAGAGAAAAGAGATGCGACAGGATATGAAGGCTCTCCGGGCAGGTAAGATCTCCCCAGGGGAGTATGCGAAGAGGTCCAAGGACCGGTGGGGAGATGTGGCTATGGATGCCGGAGTAGGTGCAGGGGTTGGCTTGGCCGGTACGGCCGTAGCCAAGAAACTCGCTATCCCGTTTGCCAAGAAACTCTCAGACAAGACTACCAAGTATGTGGGCGACAAAGTTGACGAGGCTTCTTCTGCCGTCTTAAAGAATGTGGATTCTCGACTATCCAGCCATAGGCGAGAGACAGCAGCAGCAGCTAAGGAGCTGTCAGAGTCGCAGCTTCGAAGAGCTTCAGAGACGGACTTCCTTAGAGGAACCAGGCAAGGGTTGAACCCTTTAAACTGGTTTAGGAGATCCAAATGAGCAAGTTAATGAATACGGAGGCGGAGAAACTAATGGATAAAGAAGCGAAGATAACGGGGGCCGCCCTGGATGATGAGCGCATGATGAATGCCGCCATCCCTTACAATTCTAGAAGGAAAGCGTACGTCACGTACTTGAACGCGAAGGCAAAAGAAAAGCCTTCCGACCTCCTAGCGTCCGGAGGGACTGGTGCCTTGATCGGAGGCATCATGGGGGGTTTGGTTGCGTTACCGCATGCCGTAAAGGGCAAGGCTGGGGCTGTGCTAATTGGCCTGTTAATAGGGGCCCTAGGAGGCGGACTTGTAGGTTTGTTGGCCCGGGCTATCGACAAAGGAAACATTGCACAGGCCAAGCGAATACTTCGTAAAGGTAATATCGATCCCGAGCTGGCCGACTTTATCCATAGAAGTGCTCAAGCTAAGGCAGCACTAAAAGCGATGAAGGAGACCTCCAGGCACGCGGAGACTCGCGGCCGACTAAAGAGGATAGAACGAAAAATGGACAACAAATATGCCTCACTATGCGAGCAGATCTCGGGCACTCTAAACGAGACCGACTTTGAGCGCTTCAATACTACGTTCCGAGACCCCCAGGTCCGGAGGATGATTGAGAAGAATGCTTCGGTCATGGAGTGTCTTGATCGCCTCACATCTCAACCTATCTGCAGCACGGAGAAGCTTGCTTCTGCCGCTGCTGCCTCATTCACCGCAGGTATGGATGTAGTTCAGGTGCGACCCAATGGGTACGGATACATCATTAAGTACTCCGCTGCTCCAGAGGGAATGGCTCCCCAGCAGCAGCAAGTATCTGCAGAGCAAGCCCAGCAGTCGGTCCCTCCCGAGATGCTCCAAGCTGCTGATCAGCAAGGTGCGGGTACGGTTACTAATGTAGAGGCCGCCCCTGATCCTATGAGTGAGCAGATGGGCCCAGCCGCAGCGTTTGGACTCTACAAAGTTACGGACGCAACTACAGGTAAGCAGCTCATCGGGTATGTGATTCCCGGAGTGTTTGACCCCGTTACGGGACAGCCTTCCTCGATGTCCGTGTTCACTAACGGCAGTCAGTATGCGATCCAGCCCACCATTATGGGTGCGCTTGTAGGCGTGAACACTAACCTCCCCGTCCCTGATGCCCCCAATATGAGAGGGCTCGGCATCTTTGTGAAGGTCAATGATAAGGGCGTGTTTGCCACGGTCCCCTACAACATCATCACCAAGGTAGATATCGAAGGTAAGAGCTACTTTGCTGCCCAAGACACTATGGGCAACGACATTAGAATCCTTCCTTCTGAAGGAATTGCCTCCCCTGTTGCTACCTCTCCCCAGGAGATTGTCATTCCTGCGGACTTTAAGTTCATGCCCTTGGACAACCCCGTACAGCTTGCTGGCGGAGAAGAAGGCATGAAGACCGCACAGGCTCAGTCCTATGACACAATGGCAGAGATCCGTGCCTGGGCAGGAGGCTGTAAGCTCTCCGGCCCCGTCTTTGAGAAGGTGGGAAGCGGAGAGTACGACTGGGTAGACGGTGTCTTCTGGTTGGCCGCTGCAGGAGTTCCTCAGAACTTGAGCTCCGCGCTACTCGAGAAGGCAGCCAGTAGTGGAGAGCCCACTCGGATCTTCGGTCTCCGTCCCCTAAGTGGGCATGCAGAAGTGATTGAAGCGGCTAACAAAGAAGCCGCAGCTGACATGGGGGAAATTGAACTCCCTAAGAGAGTCAATCTTCTCAAGGAAATGGCCGCCATTACCTTCGATAAGAAAGCCTCTGCGATGGTGGATATCGCCTCTGTAGATGCTGTGTTGGCGCTTAACTTTCTCAATCCTGAGAATGTAGAGACGTTCGTAGAGAACCTTCCTCACCTAGAGGATGTCTCTACTAAGCTCGCCTCTCTCGTCTTGGCTTCACAGCTAGGGCTTCAGGCAGTCCCGAAGACAGCTGCAGTCAGAGCGATGTTTGCACTAGAAGACGTGATCAGCGGACTGAAGTCCCTGAAAACGTATGCAGTATAGGAGCTCGACGTGATTGATCCGGACCAGATATATTTCTTCGCTAAAGAGGCAGCCCTACCTTCTTACACGAAGCAGCTGCAGATGGGCGCACCAGGTAAGTCTCTGGCCCAGCTAGCTTCCAAACGCTCTCCTGGAGCCACTGCAGTTGCGAGCATGGGTCAGGTGCAGAGGACGCAGCAGCTCAGATCTCGCGCCTTCCGCGCCGGCCGTAAGACTCGACGGGTATTCGATCGTCTCAGCGGTGTCTTACGACGTAGAGGGAGATAAGAATGAATAAAGAACAGTTATATTTCTTCGTTATGGAGGTAGAGAAGATTGCCTCCGACGAGAAGAAGAAGCGTAGTCTCGCCCTTAATGTCTTGGGGGCGGCAGGTGCTATTGGCGTAGGTGTTGGCGCATCCCGCCTGATCCACCGGGCCACCGCCGGGGCCCGAGGGAAATCCCCAACCAAGGCCCAAAGGGAACAGGCGGTACGAGTTGCTAAGACCAAGATTCGAGCAAACCGTGCGAAAGCATATAAGCGAAAGCACGGACCTGGGCCTTATGAACCAACACCCCTCGCCCACGGTCCGGATCCATTTAGGTAGGAGTTAAGGTGGCACACCCCGCAGAGTTTTTCATTAAGTACTTACTGATTCTGGGAGATGATATCTCTCAGGACTCGGTGAACAGTACGTTAGAGCTCCACGGGATTTCCAAAGTCACTCCTGGAGTTATCGACTTCTGTAAGGATGATCTTAAAGACCAGCCGAAAGACTTCCGACCTTGGGAGAAGAGCCATAGACCCTCTACCTCATGGCTAAAGAAAAAGCGCCTCTACTCTATTGTGCATCCTGACAAGGGTACTCTGGAGATGAGAGATAAGATCCTTACGGATCCGAGGCTTCGGGAGCATGTCGAGAGGCTGATCTTAGGTAACGTCTCTTTCGTAGAGGCATCCCATAGATTGGCAAAACTGGGCACTCCAGTAAGTGATGTAGCGCTCTCAGAGTATAAACACTACTTCTGGAATACAGATGTAATGGGGCTCAGTGACTGGGCCCATTACATAGATAGGGACTCTACCAAGAGAACAGCGGCATCTAGGTCCTCGTATTCTCTGGCAGTTCTCTGCGGTCCTGAAGTCGCCATGTACCGGATTGGGGTACAGAAGCAAATAGACTCTAAGAAGATCATGCTCGAGGTTCAGTCCGAGCTTTATCACACATTCTTGGAGACTAAGACCTTGCCTCTCTCCGCAAAGAAGGTAGAGATGCTAACTGGCCTGGCCCGAGGCTTGGCTAGGATTGATGAAAGAGTACAGGCAGGGGATACTGCTTTGCAGGAGACCCTCAAGAAGTTCGAGAAGTTTAAGGTTCTGCATGGGAAACCGTCCCCTCCGAGTCTGTTAGAGTTAGCTCCGACAGGATCGATTAGTGATAGAACTCGAGATGAGATTCTAACTTCCGGTTCCCAGAGCTAAAGGAGTTCAAATGAGTATTAAGTGCAAAACCGTTAGATCTGAGACCGACCTTGTCGACTTCATGTCCGACAACAACCTGTCGCAAAGCACAGTATCGACCTCGGTCAACTCTTCGGGGATGGCGGTTATCTACTACAACGATGCTGCCGGACTACCGGAAGAGCTGTGGAGTGGCACAGATGATGGCGCTATTACGACCCAGACAGGTTATGCCGACGCAATTACCGCATCTCAGTGGACGGCCGCCTCTGTAAGTGGACTGGCCGGGCTTGAGACTATCAAGGTAGTTGTCGATGTCGCAGACCCAGGCACTGCCACTGTCTTGAATATCGCCCCTCGATGGAGCAACTCTTCCGATCCGGATGAGGACACCACAACCGACTGGAGTCGTGAGTACGAAGCAGATCGCACTTCGATCCCCGTTACGTACACTGCGGTTGACTATCAAGTAGGCATCGGGACCGTAGGCAAGTACACCATTGAGATCATGGCCTACGGCGCAAATTGTAACCTAGTTCTATGGGGAGATAACAACACTGTTGATGTGTCGGTATCTGTCATAGCTGAGAAGTGAGAGAGAAGATGAGCACCCCCGCATTTATGGAAGACCCGGACAAGTCGGTACAAGGACACGAAGTAAACATCGTTCCTCATCCGAGAGCAGAGTACCGAGGCAATAACTTCAGAGTAGAGATCGTGGCTAAGGGCGACGACCTTATCTACCAGTTCTTCGATGTAAAGAAGCCAGACTTCAGAGACTTCCTCGCGGAGATCATTGAGAGTCACTTTGGAGGAACTACCCAATTCAGCGCAGCATATGTGCCGGAGGTAGAGTCTCTAGGGGTCCTTGCTAAGGGTGTCGTTGGATCTCCGTTCTTTAATTACGACCACTATACTGTAGGCTTCCTCAACCTAGTTGATGTCTGCTTAGGAGAACTGTGATGGATAAACTAGCTGCATACGAAGGTCTTCTCTCTGAGCACCCTCTTTGGAAAGAAGGGTCCGCTCCTGCGATTGCTGCCCTCACTGGAGGAGCTGTCGGTGCTGGAGCAGGTGCCATGATGAATGATGAAGACAGACTTAAGGGTGCCCTTATAGGCGGCGCTATCGGTGCAGGTAGTGGCGGACTTTTAGGTGCCAGCCTTAAGGGCCTTCCAGTTACTCGAAGACAGCAGCGAGCCGCAGAGAGGAAGTGGGCACGAGACTTAGTTAACTCGTACTACTTCCGCTAGTCCTCATAAGGGCTATTGTCCTTTAGAGGACCTAGGCCCTTGATAAGAATGAGGGCCTTGAAGTCCCACTTGTCCCAAAGAGACTTCTTATAGACCGCATCATTCGCGTCGCACCATGCCTTGAGGATGGACCTAAAAAGAGAAATCTCTTCTTTCTTTAGTCTCCGGTGGAGCCGCAAGTGGAACACCCACTGAAGGGGGTCCACTTGCGGCACCAGATCCCAGGCGTAGAGATCACCCAGTAGTGCACGCTTGAACGACTGCACTGCTTTCGGAACCCACTGGAGGCTCGGGGGTGGTTGCCTGGATTGATCGGTCGACGACGACATGCTTCTTCATCCTCTTGTCGTATTCTACCGGCCATATACTCCCGAAGCACCAATCTTCTCGTGCGCCCTGAAGAGAGCCCTCCCAAAGGCTCTCCAGGTCGTCGACATCTTTGATGACTTCAGTCTTGCTCTCTCCGATGAGAGCGGTGATGTTTCTTTGCCCAACATCCAGATCTACTTCGAGAAACACCCAGACCTGAACACCGAAGTAGGTTGAGTAGGTGACGCTATGACCTCGGATTTTACCGACGCCACTGAATCGGGTATTCCAGCTGGAGAACTTCTTGAGATTACTCAAGTCCTCTCCAACAACTGTAGTGCCTGGAGTGGCTCTACGGATGAGTTCGCTGTACATCCTCACGGGGTCGTCTCCGATCCCGACAGACAGTGTGTGCCTCCGCAGACTCTCGTCCTGCAGATGCACCAGCTTTAGCCACTTTTCATGGCCCATTACTTTCCTTACTTCATACCCTGATATAATTGCGTCACCCATCCCGATCCTCCTTTGTGTGTTATTGTGTTATGTTCGGGCAACACACTTATGACGAGTAAAGTAGGGTTTTTATTGAGGCTCAAAACATGCCGGTAGACACCAATTTTGATGGGGCTTCGTGGGAGTGGTCCGCTCCATTGGACCAAGACATAGTCTCAGCAGAAGGAGCGGATGACCGGAGGCTTAAAGTCTCCCCCTCTCAGTTTGTAGAGACTACGGTCTTAATGCCAGACGCCCATACTCGATCCTTAGTGCCTTTCTCATTTGATGAGCGTAGGTACCTTAGGGACATCTATGACTCTTCGAGTACCCGAACGCTCCTTATGTGCGGAAGGCAGGTAGAGAAGAGCACCACTTTGGGAAACAAGGCATTGGCGTACGCCTGTCTAATCCCTCACTTCAAGATCTTGTATGTCTCTCCCTCTAGTACACAGACTAAGGAGTTCTCTAAGACACGAATCAAGGAGACTCTTGAGACCTGTCCGGACCTGAAGACCTGGTTCCCTGCCCACCTGACAGACAACGTCTTCGAGAAGAAGGCCATCAATAGAAGCCAGTTAACGCTTAGATACGCATTCTTGAACGCGGATAGATGTCGTGGACTTTCTGCAGATCTGATCTGCATGGACGAGTTTCAGGACCTATTGCTTGATAACATCCCTGTCATTGAAGAGGCCGCGTCCCACTCCCCGTTCAAGTGGTTTATCTACTCAGGGACTCCGAAGTCCTTAGATAATCCTATTCAGCACTATTGGGATAACTACTCGACTAAGAATGAGTGGGCGGTACCGTGCGATAGACACGGGACGCCCAAGACTCCTGGTTCCTGGCACTGGAACATCCTGGGAGAGAAGAACATCGGCATCGATAGTCTTATCTGCGATAGATGTGGCCATAGGATAGACCCCGCACATCCTATGGCGCAGTGGGTTCGAACTGCTACCCCTAACCAGAAGTACGATACTTTCGAGGGATACAGAGTTCCCCAGTTGATGGTTCCCTGGGCAGAGTGGTCCAATATTCTAACTAAGTACAACGCGTACCCAAGAGCCAAGTTCTACAATGAGGTCTTGGGGATGAGCTTCGATTCTGGACAGAGGCCCCTTACTCGCCAGGATGTATACGACAACTGTGATCCAGACTTCAGCATGGCAGCAGAAGCGATCAAAGAGATTCAGGGGAAGCTGCTCTGCAATAAGATCTATGCCGGCATTGACTGGGGACAAGACAGTACGAACTCCTATACGGTGCTAACTCTAGCGACCTATATGGATGGGTTCTTCCGTGTCTTCTTCGTGCATAGGTTCAGCGGTGCCGAGTCGGAGCCGCGAGCTCAGATCGAGAAGATAAAGAAGTTCATCTCTACGTTTAAGATATCCCGAGTCGGGGTTGACTACGGTGGAGGTTACTGGCCCAACGATGAACTTCTGCGTTCCTTCGGGTCGCAGAAGATTGTTAGATATCAGTACTCTACTCCCAAGACCTTACTTAAGTACGACTCCGGAAAGGGTCGATTCTTGGTGCACAGGTCCGAGGTCATGAGTGCGGTATTTAACTGCTTAAAGAGACGCACTGTCTTTAGGTTCCCTAAGTGGTCTGAGTTCAGCTCCTACGCATCCGATATGCTCTCCATCTTCTCGGAGTACAATGAGCGAACGCGTATGACTGAGTATAAGAAGTCGCCGAGCACCACGGACGATGCTTACCACTCTCTAGTCCTCTGTTTCCTTGCCTCGATGATTGATCATCCTCGTCCCGACATTATCCTGCCAAGTTCGGGAATAGACGGGCACCTAAAAAGCTAAATGGGTGATGCAGGGAGCGGGCCCTCCGAAGAGGACCCACTCCGAGCATCGGGTGACATCAGCCAGTAGGAGCAAGCTGCTCTTCGGGCTTCTTGGCCTTGATGGCCTTTGCCGACTTCAGGATCTTGTTCACCTCGGCCGTGTAGGCCTCGGTGAAGCGTCCCTCGTCGAGCGTCCAACCCTTGTTGGTCCACTCGTCGTGACGCGAGAGTTCCTTCATGACGCGAGCTTCGAAAAGCTCGTAGCTCTGGAGGTCGTCCATGAGCATCTTGTCCACGATGATCGATCCGAGAATGCCGGCCAACCCGCCTGCGAGCGGAGCCCACCATACCTGGAGGGCTTCGACATCCGCGTACTTACCGACAGCGTAGACGCCGCCGGCCACGATCCCGCCGTGAAGCAGGTGGGTTCCGGTTGGGCCGAGGCCCAACCCGTTGTTGGTGAAATTCTTGTATGAGGTGTAACCCTTCATAGCTTCTCCTTTGTGTGTGAATACGTCCAGGGTAGATCCCTTCCGCATCTATTTTATGCCTACTTTTTAGGCTATTTTAGAGTATTAGAGCCTATCGACTCGAGGCCACTTGGTTGGTGCGCGTCGCACAGCAGGTAGTGGGGACATTCCCACCGCCTGTAGCGCATTAGTCACTACATCCCACGCATGGGCCAGGGATTGGGACAGGCTCTCTGCTCGGTCCCCTGTTCGATCAATATCGTCCTGCATGTTCGCGAGGACATCTTCGACTTCCTTCCCGATGTCTACGGGATCTGCCTCTTCAACTCTGCTGAGTCTCTCAGCGAAGTCGATCAATTGGCTGGGGAAGTCAGATGGAAGTCCCTCGAGGAACTTCACTCGGCCCAGCATATTGGAGACACGCCTGTGTTCAGACGATAGTTTCTTCTCTAGAGAGGCAATCCTCGTCTTGAGTTCTTGGACTTCGGCATCAGTACTCTCACTTACTGCCGTTGATAGCTGTTCTTTGACCATCTTTTCCACCAGGTCTTTGACTCCTGGCTCGAGAGATAGACTTACTATCTTACTTGCGGTTCCCATAGCCCCTCCTTTGTTCGGTTAATGGTTGCTAAGCGGAGTTTTTATGCCAACTTTTCTTACTTTTTTAGTACTTCAGAGAAGAGAGTATCTACTGAAGACTTGGGGGCGTCCGCGAAGCCATACCGGGAGAGATCAGCCTCTATGCTTCCTGCCATTTCTGCATAGATAAACGCTGATATGCGCATCCTGCGCCGTCCCTCGACCAGCATCTTATGCAGGGTCTGTAAATCTAGAGAGGATGTGTAGTCTGAGTCACTCACGACGTGCGAAGTCATGCTTACGTTTAGGCGCAGGAACACCAGCCAGGCCTTGGCATCATCGGATGCTTTGGCGAGGACGGAGAAGTCTTCTTCGTCGAGCCTTTCAAATACCTCTATCCAGGGCTTAATCTCGGCAATCTCCCAAGAGCTCTTCTTTAGGTGAGCAACCGCAAGGCCATACATCTCCCGTGCATAGTCCTCTTTTAACTCCAAAGGTTGACTTCTCGTGTCTAGGATCCGTAGGACTACTTCCATGTGGGATTCCAGTCTGCGCACCTTGGCTCTTAGGTGTATAAACTCTTTCCTAGAGAGGACTGGTTCGGAGGATTGTAGATCTAGCCGAAGCTCCTCTACTTCTGTGGGGTCTAATAATGGGGTTCTTGATTTTCGTTGCCTCGACAAGAGGCCCCGCTTGATATAGTTTCTCACTGTGCGGTCAGTTACTCCGAGTAATCTGGCCGCCTCTGGTATTTTCATTGTATGATTAGTCAAAATTCATTCCTCGAGTTGGGCATGTTTGGTCCTAGAATCACAAGAGACACCCTACGGGACATGGCCCAAGTAGCTGTGTCAGACCATTTATCAAATGGGACATCGCTAACAGAGGCGGTTGTCAAGGCTGCATCTGCTGCGCCTCATGACCTTACATCTGAGCACGTTCGACGTATCTGCGAGATGACGTATCATGATGCGTATGAGAGAATGCACAAGGCAGCCTCTGGGGCAGATAGGTATATTTCTTTTGACCCTCCGGATGCACTTACTGCCGCTCAGATGTTAAGAGCTACTAAAGTAGCCTCTATCTCTGAGAAGAGAGGGTCTATGTCAGAGGAGGACGAAAGTCTTATGACTACGAAAGTCGCATCTTATACTAAGCCGAAATTTCAACCTGCTAATGCCTTTACTGAGCTAATGAAGCAGGCAGAGGCACCAGAAGATAACTGGGCCGATCCTACTAGAGATGTCCGCCGGCTGCGTCAAGACCTCAAAGAAGCTACAAGCTCTGTCGAGAACAGCATCTCTGGAGTCAAGACCGCCTCTGATCTGGCTATGGGTGACCTGATCAAGGAAGCCCTCTCTGTCTATAAAGAGGGGTACTCTGTTGAAGACATCCTGCACGCATGCTTCAGTGGCATGGAGTGGGATGATGTCGACCCTGGATGTGCGCAGGAGACTGCAACGATTGTTGCCGAGAAGGTCGCTTCTGCAGTAGACCGAGTAACTGGCATGAGGGTGAATACCGAGTCCAGGCTTGCAGACGTTAACCCGGACCACCCCCTACCTAGAAGGTTCTCCAAAGTCGCTACCTTAGCTACAGAGAGGGCCCACTTAGAGATTACCCTAGACGAGCTCATGAGAAATAAAGAGTATTTCAATAAAGAGATTGAGGGTCTCTATGACCGAGCGTGAGCGAATGCGCCGCCTCAGATCTCGCCTCGATGAGGATGTGAAGGTTGCAGGGCTGCAACTTGCAAAAGCAGGCATCAAGAGAGGAGCACAGTGGCTCAAGGCAGCTCCTGGTGAAGCTCTCGGGGCCGTAGGTAAGGGAACTGGAGCCGTAGTCGGCGCTGCCGGAGGCGCAATTAAGGGCGGGTATAAGGGACTAGCCAACACTATTGGAGCTCCGGCTGCAGCGCTAACTGCCGTCGGAGGCACTACCGTTGGAGGTGCTGGACTGTACGCCGCAGCTAAGGGTGCGAAGAAAGGCCTAGATAAGGGCGTGACATCTCACTTACCACAACAGAGTTATTTGTAGGCTCCAGAAACATGAGGACACAGACATGAGTAAGATTGAAGTTCCTGCAGAAGCGTATCAGGCATTCTCTAGAGGAGAGATCTCCCAAGAAGAATTGGTAGAGCTTGAGAAGTTCGCAGAAGACCTAGCCGAGAAGGTCGCTTTCTTTGGTAAAGACCCCGGCCGGAATGCTGCCATGCTGGGAGGGATGGCCTTAGCAGCGCCAGGCCTCGCATACGTCGGCGCAAAAGGTCCTGAGTTGGCCGAGCGAGCACTATCGTCTATGACGTTTAATCGCGACTTCAACCGCGTGTTGAGCGTCAATCCTCAACTGGGCGATGCCGAAGACCCTAACCTCCGAATGGCTTTTAAGACCCTGCGGACGTTAAATCCCACCTACTCCAAGGATCCCCTGATCGCAGGGACTATCCTAGACGGTGTCATGCAGAACCGGATGGATCCAGACGACCCGTCTAGTCCTCCGCGATACGACCCCGCTTTGGTCGGAGAGCTGGTTACTGGAGCATCCAAGATGCCCCTTACTGCTGCTCAAGAGGCTTCGAGAGCTGGAGCAGCTAACCTGGGGCAGCAAGGTGTTCAGGCCGTGGGAAGACTAGCCTACCCAGGCGACATGTCCCCCGGACAGACACTCCGAGGCAAGAAGTAGCGCGTGATAACCAAGTACTCCCACTACTCTGGATCCTCAAAATCAGGTCGACCCCTAATCCACCTGGTAGAGCCGGGGTCTACTCACGGTCTCTCGAATACCGAGGGCCTGTGTAAGACCGCATCTGGAGAACACCTTCCAGAAGTCATGGAGTTAATTGAGTCTCTAGAGGCACAGCCCGGACGACTCTACTTAGTTAACTCTGCCTTAGGTGCTGGAGAGTACGTAGGATTCAACCTACGAGGTGACTGGTTTGGGGAAGATGGCCTCAAGCATGCCCCTCCAGGGTTCGAAGATATCCCAGTTTGGGATATTGATGCCAGGAGAAGGGCCGCCAACTCGGTGGAGTCCGCAGGTAGATGGGGCTCCTTAGCTTGGGGTTACTCTACTTTCTACAATGCACACAGATTTAGGCACCACGTAAATAAAGACCCCAACAAAGCATACGGATATATTCTTGGTGCTTTCTGGGACGATAGGATGAAAAGAGTAATCCTGGTCTCAGAGTTAGTAGAGGAGATGTGCCGCAAGCTGGGAGCCGGACACATCTACCAGAGAATTAAGTCCGGAGAGTTCCCCGACTCCTCTATGGGCAGTAAAGTCCCATACGATCGCTGCTCCATCTGCGGAAACATCGCGAAGAATCCTGCGACCTACTGCGAGCACGTATCCAAGACAGCGATGCCTCCCTACGGGATGAAGTCGCTACTCTCGGATGGCAGAATTTGCGGAGTGTATAATGACTATCCTAGATTCTTTGATGATTCTTTTGTGTTTATTGGCGCGGAGCGTTCTGCAAAGGTTATGTCCGACGTTACTGACCAGGTGAAGGGAAACCGTGCGTACACGCAGACCATATACCCTTTTGTGCGCCCCATGGGCAAAGTAGCCTCCGCACCAGAACCTAGTGTTACAGCACCTGCCCCCATGATCCCTGACTTTGTCCTGGAGGAGAAGCTATCCAAGGTGCTGAGTCTGATTCCGGCACAGACCTCCCTCGAAAGGGAAGGCCTTCGTTATTTTATGCAGGAGAGGTTGGCCCAGGAGAGAATTAAGACAGGCACCATGTCTGCCGGCGAGTTTGAGGTATGGGACCAGCTGTCTAAGAATCTATTCGTCCGACAGTATGGAGTGTATCCTGCCCAGCTCTCTTATCTAAAGACTCTATTTAATAGTAGGGCAGACCAGCTTCTTGTAGGGGATGTAACGAAAGCAGCCAGCATGCCTAAGTGGGCAGAGATGCTGAAGAAGATCCCTGCTCCCTCCCCTAAACAGATGAGTATAGTGCGCGGCCAAGAGGACACTCTCCCCGAACTGCCACGACATATCCTCGATAAACTTTCGGATAATCCAGGGACTAACTTGCGCGCAGCTGCCAGGATTGGGATAGTAATGCGTCCTAGGGAGTTTCAACACATTATGATTAGGAAGATAGATCCGGCCAGGGCCAATTCTCTCTACGAGAGAGGTGAGGTGTTTAAATCACTGCCACTGACCGAAGAATCTTCCCAGTTCAACGCACAGTCGTATGCGCCACAGTCTGCGATGAAGAGAGTTATTGATCTATTGAGTCCTTTTTTGGCCCAGAGGTCTTTTGCCCCTTCTGCAGTCAGGATGCGTATTACGAAGGTTGCGGATAATGCAAAACTACCCACGCTGAGGGAAGTAGATGGCCTGGAAGACATTTCCCGCCTTTACAATTCCTACAGACTTGGGTTAATAGAAAAGTCTCCCGATTTGGGGGCCGTCAAGGTAGGCTTCGTTGCATCATCTTCTATAGAAGATGATGTGAAAACTGCAGAAGATAGTGTTACCATCTCTAATCTTCTGCTACATGTTGCTTATTGGCCCGGTCTCGGATTAGGATTGAGCCAGCCGGAAGAGGGGTACGCCCCCGAAGACGCCGCCTCCCAAACTACAAACACTGTAACCAATTATGGAGAAAGTACCCATGTCACTCCTTGAGGAGCTTGAGTCACGTGGCGTCACGGCTGAAGATTTGGAAAAGGCGGCATCTGTCCGTCTCTTCGAAAAAGCCGCTGCCGCCGAGGACGTGGACCTCGAGTCTCTCGACCAGGAAACTGTCGAGCAGCTCTATTCCACGTTCATTTCTAACAACCAGTCATACGACTACGAAACCACAAAAGAGGCTAATGCCATGAACGATGAAATTGTTAATCTGTTCGAGAAGCAGGCGGCAGCAGAGGGCATCGACCTAGATTCTATGGACGATACCGATCTTGCCAACCTGTACAACCACTATGTCGAGGATGTGCTTCCTGCACAGATCGGCGAAGACACTGAGGTCGAAGAGGCCCACGCCAAGCTTGCGGAGGCCGAGATCCTCGGACGCCACATGGCTCGTTCCTACATGGACGAGATGGATAAGGAAGCTGGCCCTTGGGGCGAGGCTGCCAAGGCTGAAGGCGCAGCTGCTCGCGATTCCGTGAAGCGCGGATACGAGTCTGCCAAGGCTCGTGCAGGGAAGGTGCCTCAGCAGGCCCGCGATCTCGGCGCTAAGGCCAGAGAGAGAGCTTCGGCTGCTGGCGCTTCGGCTGCTTCCGGTGCTCGGGCTTATGGCCGTGCTCTTCGAGGTGACGAGGTCCGCTCTGCAATGAAGGGCCTGAAGGCCTCCAAGGCTAAGGGCTTCGGTCGTGGCGTTAAGGGTGGGCGCGCTGCTGCCCAGCATACCCTCCGTCGTGCCGCTCTTCGGGGTGGTGCTAAGACTACCGCTGCGTATGGTGGCCTCGCTGCTGCCGGTGCAGGTGCCAAGAAGCTTTATGACAAGCACGCTAGTGATGTTGAGCTTGATGCTTACGTCGACGAGCTTGCCAATGAGCGCCTTGGAGAATTCCTCTTCGAGGAAGGCTTCGAGCTAGACTACTAGACCGTTAAGGTTCGAGCGTCCCTGTCCTTAGGGGCAGGGACGCTCTACACCAGGAGAATTGAATTAGTGTCCTTACCTTTAGATATCTGGCCCCACTTTGTAGACGAGATGGTCAAAATCTCGGCAAAGCCAAGGCACACTATCCAAGTCCCTTCTCCTGATGGCGGAGGTGGACAGAACTTTGGTAAGTTCACAAAAGCTCCCGGACAGACTAAAATGACTGGAGAGTCAAGAAAACTCACTGCATCTAATTCACTTTTACCGGCAGGGAGAACAGGTTCGGCAACGGACACTCCACTGCCGCCACAGGTTCGATAACAACCAATATGTTGAGGGCGATTTAAAATGAGCACCAATTACCGCAGCATGATCGACGAAGCACTTGTAAGTGCTAAGTCTCGTCTAAACTCAGGGGTGCCTCAGATGACTAAGTCGGCTGCTTCTACCGAAGAAGACCTCTTAGTTAAAGAGGCGGCAGAACTAGCTGATGCCCTTGAGTATATTGCATATTCTTCGAATAACGACGGAAGTGTTTCCGGAGCTATTCGAGGAGACATGATCCGAAGTTTCTTTAAGACAGCTGCTGAAGGCAGTCCTGCCCAGAGTTCTACTCAGGCCAAGGGCACTCAGGCTGTTCCTCCCGCTGCAGGGAAGAAGAAGCTTAATCCACAAGGACTGGTTAGTGGGGGATCTCCCGCACAGTCTTCCGCAGAGCCTGAAGCTAAGGACGGCGAGAAGAAGCTTCTCGAGTCCATGAAGCAAGCCGAAGGTACTTCTCTGTACGACATCCTTATGAGTAGTAAGGAAGCTGGAGAAGGCGGTCCCGCAGAATCTACTGCCTCCGAGGCCGCGTCTGGTATTCCGTCTGGAAACGAGAACGCTAATCGGCAGGCACTCCTGGGCAGCAACACCGCTCCTGAGAACGCAACGAAGCGTCAGGCCAAGGCACCCGTTAGGGCACGTCTATCTGAGCTCTTCTCCAATGTTGGAGATACCGGTGAAGCAAGCGCACAGGCAGCATGGCCACAGGCTGCAGCCAAGGGAGGCCTTAAGACGGCTTCTGTTGCTGAAAGGCTAGCGGCCCTTGAGGCAACCAATGCCAAGTAACACCTACAACCGCCTAGTTAAGATGGCGCAGGACCCGCACACTATCGATCCTGGTTTTATGGACGCCCAGCAGGCGATGCAGAGAGCCATGCGCGGTGGCAGCAAGGGCGTCGGACAATTCATGGCGAACAGTGAGCTCATCGGCGACCGCCTGAAGGGTCAACTGGGCGGAGTCCTACTGGGCGGAGGAGGCGGAGCTCTCGCAGGTGGCCTGGCAGGAGCGCTGGCTGGTCGAGGCGGGGCCGGACCGGGAGCTGCTATTGGTGCCGGAATCGGTGCCCTTACTGGGCAGGTGGCCGGAGGTATGCGTGCGGACAAGAAGTATCTTCTCCGTAAAGGTATTAGCCCGAAGGCCTATGGCCTTGGGGGAGCCAAGTTCACTCCAGAAGCGGCGGCAAGGTATGGCATTTCTAAAGAAGATATCGATTCTGCCAAGACTGGCTCCGTTGCCGAGTACGGTGACCTATTTAATCTTGCTGCTGACGGGCACTTTGGTGAAGACACTAAGGAAGCGTTAGCTGGTATCTGCGCAGCTTATGATAAGGTAAACTTGTCATCGGCAGAAAAAGTGGCATCTATTCACCAAGGAAACAATGTACTATCCGAGTCTGACGCAAGACATGCTCGGCTAGATCAATTACTGAGACGTTAACGTGCACCGTGAGGAGAACAACATGCTAAAGATTGGCAATGCACAGTTGGCGGCGGTTTCCGCTCGCGGAGCCTCGTCAATCCGTTCCCTAGTCGAAAAGGTAGCAAGCCTGGAGGCCGAGAATGCCTCTCTACGAGAGAAGCTTGCAAACAATGAGCGAGATCTTGAAATCTCTGCCCTGGCTACGGAAATGGAAGATAAAGGACTTAATGCAGACATGACATTTGAAGAGAAGGTAGCAAGCCTACGGGGTCATGCTCACCTCGAGAGTGTCGTAGAAGCTGTTAAGATGGCGGCTGCTGGAGGAATCCAGATCGCCAACATTTCCGACCATCCCGGGACGGGAATACTCGACCCCTTGACCACATTCTGCCTTCAGGGCGAATAACTTAAACAGGAGAGATTACAATGGCTGGCACATACGTCGAGCTTTTCAATCCCGGGTATTCCGCGATGCATACTCGAGACCTAACCTGGGTACCCAACACCAATGCTGGTGAAGCGGCTACCCTCAACGCAATGAATCCCGATTCAGCTGCACCTTTGTATGAAGGTGAGTGGCTGGAGATGGATGACGGCACAATCACTGGCGCTACGGTGTCTGGGACCGCATTTCTGCGTGCAGGGGCAAACACTCCCGCAGCAGCAGCGGCAGCCACAGGACTACTGATCCTAGATACCGGAGGCAACGTGGATGTAGGTACCGCTCCGGCGTACCTGTACTTCCAGGAGCGCGGTCGATACGACGCTCAGGTTACTGGTAAGGCTCACTGCCTGACTGGTCCTGTGGGTTCTGAGTTCCGCACTCGCATGTGCGTAGTTCCTACTACTGCATCGATCGGAGATCGCCTGTACGTAGCTTGGGGCGTCATGCCCAGTGGTGACTACGTTCGAGTCCTGACCACAGCTGCTGCTATTGCTGCTGCTGGCGGCGGTGACGCTGTCGCAGCTGGTGACTGGTTCTGCGGAACTGTTACTCGTCTTCATGCCGCTAATGATGTCAGTGTTCGCTGGGAACCTGGCTTCACCCCCGACGGCACCGTCATTTAACCGCTAAGGAGACTGAAAAATGGATTATACAGCTGAAATGGTCAATTCAGGCTTCATTGAGCGGTTGGAGACCGAAGGTCCCACTAAGACCGCCGCTGCTAGCCTTAACTACATTAAAGATCGACTCCGTGAGTCGAGCTTCGCCGATATGGTGATTCCCAACGAGCGAGTCGTTCGTGGTGATCTCCAGCGTTCGACGGAGCACGACACCATGGTGAAGATCGTGGACATCGAGCCTGGCAGCAGGGCGATGGCCATTAACTTCCGTGGACAGCCCACCGCTTCCTACGTCAGTGGTAAGCGGTATGCGATCGGCTTCTTCACGATCTCGAGCCTCAAGTTCGAAATCGTTGAGCAGGAGCTGATGGCGTACGAAATGCCCGTCACGCGTATCATTGAGGAGAACAGCCTCAAGGATATGGTTGAGATTAAGGACCGCGAGTTCCTCAACCACGTGGAGTCGTGCATTGATGGTATGCAGGGTGAGGTCGGTAGTGCTGCTTACAGCGCCACCAACGTCAACGCTGGTACGGCTATCTCGTGCTCGAAGCTAAAGGGTGCGCTTGCGCTCCAGGTTGCTGCGGGTGCGGATACCTTCGCTACCCTCGCTATCCAGCGCTCGGATATCGTTAACATCAAGAAGCTCCTGAAACGACAGGTTGCTGATGCTACCGGTACCGTGGTCCGTCAGGGCCGTCTGCGTCCGGCAGTCATGCTGATCACTGAGTCCGATGCGGACGATTTCGATCAGTGGACTCTCGAGGACTATGGTGATCGTCTCCAGAGCGAAACCGCTCTTGATGGCTACACCTACAACAAGGTCCTCGGTCTGCGCGTTATCCGTACGATCAAGAACGACATTCTCCGCGAAGGCAACGTGTATGTCTTCACGGCTCCGGAGTTCTTCGGCCGTAACTACACCCTGAACGACGTGAAGTTCTATATCGATAAGATTGCGAACCGTATCTTCTGGCAGGCGTGGATGGACGTGGGTATGGGTTTCGGTAACATCGCCTCGGTGGTGAAGCTTGAGCTCTATTCCCAGGCCTCGGACGGAGCCGTTGACGCTTCTTCCGTACAGCCGATCGCTGAAGAGGATGTTGGAGCACAGAATAACAAGGCGTCGGATGGTCTCACCTTCCCCGCTATGAATGTGTTCTAATCATCGTTCTCCAGGTTTGATGTAAAACCAGGACGGCCCTGGTTCCCTATAGGGGGCCAGGGCCGTTTTCATAAGAGGCACAACATGAAAATCTTAGTAAGAAATATAGTAAGAGACGTAGCCGGAAAGGAGCTTCGACGGAGATATCCGAACAAAGTTGTCCCTCGCCCTCGGGTTTGCGGTCGCGTCCTTCCCCCAAAAGCGACCAGAGTTTTAAAGACCCAGCACGTCACTCCGGAAGAACTGCTCCGCCTAAAAGCGTATCAGGATGCAGGATGTATCCAACTGATCGTTACTGGAGCCAAAAGGATTCCTGCAGGTGAGATGTCTGTAGCGGACTTGGCGGCTCGACTAGGGATGGAAATCCCTGAGGTCGCCGCCCCTCCCTCTCCCAGGAAGCCCGCAAAGCCTGTGAAAAAAGCCCCAGCTAAAGAGGAAGCCAAGAAAGAAGAGCCTCCAGCTGAGGAGCCTAAACTAGTACGAGCTCGAGAGGATGATGGCCAGTTCGTGGCGGACGATCCTGCGACTCCAGATGTAAATGAAGCCTGGGAAGAAGCCCCGGCAGACACGGATGAGGCTGCGGCCCCCAAAGAGACAGATGAGTCTCCTGAGGCAGTGGAAGATTCCGTCGAAGAGAAATA